AGAGTAGGAAGTGTAGGCACCTATGTTCATTTACCCATACAGAAGAGAGAAGGGGGTTGGCATACAGATTCTACACCATACAACATACAACCTACATCTATATAAGGTACCGATAGACTGTCCAGGTTTACTTATTCGATTCCCAGGTCTCCAATATCCTCCATCAACTGAAGGATGAGGGCTTTCTTTGCTTCTGGCGTGAGTCCCTTGATGGCGGTCTTGAGGTCGATTGATTTCGTGCCTGCCTTGTTAACCTTCCATTCTGCTGGGAAAATGGTTTCGCCCCTGTACTTATTCTGAAAGGCAACTTTCGGACTGCTACTACTGACAAGCCTGTCAATCAGATCACCGACTGTCCAGTCAGCAGTGAAGACGAAGTCCACATTTACCCTTGCCGTTTCCTTGGCTTTCTTGGCATCGGCGTCTGCTGATATATCAAGCGCCAACGACTTCCTGACTTCCGTACCTAACTTCGTGTCTAACAATTCCTGTATATCCATAGATACCTCCATGATTGTGATAGATTGTTAGACAGTCTATCGATACCTTCATTATTCAGTTGTACTTACGGTCTTGACCTCGCACTCAAGCATCTGCGCTTTGCACGATTACAGGGCTTTGACCTTGCTCGGGACTGGTATGTCCCTTTCCGTTCCGCTGCTATTGTGTCATAATACATTATACCTTGTTTTGAAAAAGTTGCATGGAAACCATGCAAACAAGCCCCCGCCCATAGGGGAAACGAGCTTGCGGGGCGGGGCGAAGGACCTTTCGCGAGATCTATCCATCTTTATGAAATCCACATTTCTCCACATCATAACAAACTCTGTTCATTAATGAACAAAGCCGGCCTTCTTCTTACTATTATTTTGCGATATTCTCAGGAAGAGAGGTAGAGATGTGCATTTCCACCAAAATAAGTGTTGACAACTATGCAAATGTGTGGTATGCTTATTATACAGGGGAGGAAGGTATGCCTAGAAGACCAGGTCCTGAGACTGAGACTGCTTATCAAGTACAGAAAATTTGGCATAGCCATCATGAGATCATGCGTCTTATGCTCATGGGATGGAAGCAGAAAGATATTGCCAGATATCTCAATGTATCAGAAGCTATGGTCTCTTATACAGCGAATAGTGAGCTGGTGAAGAGACAGATGGCTATCATGCAAGATGCTCGTGACCTTGATGCTATTGATGTAGCAGATGAGATAAGAAAGCTTGCGCCCATTTGCTTAGAGAAGCTGGCAGAGATTATGAAGAGTGAGACAACGAAAGATGCTCTTGTTGTTGACGTTGCTCAAGACTTACTGGATAGGGCAGGCTATAGCCCAGTGAAGAAGCTGGCAGTTGCAGAATATCGCCATCTTACAGGTGCTGATATTGAAGAGATTAAGCAGCTGGCAAGGGAGAATGGTATTACTGTTCCTATGGAAGAAGATGTGCAGGATGTGGAGTATAGTGAAGTTAATGTGGGAGGTGCATGATGTCATATAGAGGTTCTGCAAAGTATATTGCTAGTGCTAATGAGTTTGCAGCTTTTCTCATGTCAGAGCTTGCAGAGATGGGGTGGACTTTGCATGATGATATTAGCACATATGAGAAGGTATATAAGTCAAATGGAGAGGGTGAGGATAGACCCTGGCTATATATAAGGATGGCGAATAACACTCTTTATTGTTATATATACTGGAATGAAGTTACTCACACAGGGACAGCTATCATATCGGTTGGTCTTTCTGCATCTGCTGGAGAGCGTTATGTCTACGGAAATAAAGACCTTGTTGTAGCATACGCAGGTGCTTCCTATGGAGGACCTATCATCTTTGGGCATGTTCCTAATGCTGTAACTAGAAGTCCTATTACAACTTTGCTTGATGGTGCATCTGCTGGGGACGGCGCCACACTGCATGTAGCAGATAGTGCTGGGTTTGTATTAGGAAGGAGGTATCAGATACTTGGTACTGTAGGAGAAGGGCGTGATAGGGTACAGATATCTGAAGTAACAGACGGTAGTCATCTTAAGGTTGTAAACCTTCCAAGGAATTATGGTTCTGGTTCATTTCTTGCACCTTGCCCACAGCCTGCTATCTTCTCAAACATATATGGTACTCCATATATAGTAAATCCTTATGATGCTATAGCACTAAGTACTACTAGCACAGGTGCTATTTTTGGGTATGGAGGGTGGTGTGGCTCAACTGACTATTTCCAAGATCAGTATGTACTATTGCCGCTAACCATTTATGGAAGTTATATGAATTTAGGCTATGCTTCAGACCCATTCTTTGGGATAGCAGCAGGCGTAACGTTGATGGTTCCCTTTTCATTGTCTATAAACTCTGTTCCTATAACTGGGCAGGCTACTAGTGGGGCAGCTGGTGCTATTACAGATACTAGTAAGTCATGGACAATTAATGAGCATGCTAACAGATATATATGGATAACAGGAGGCACAGGTATTAATCAGATAAGAAAAATTGCTAGCAATACTAGCGATACACTTACTCTTACTGCTAACTGGACTACAAACCCAGATAGTACTTCTCTATATAAGATAAGCGATAAAGTGTATAGGTATTTTAATAACTATATAGCAATGGAGGAAACTCAGTGGCCTTAGATTACATTGAGTTAGAATTTGCTGGCTCTCCTATACAAACTGGATATGGTATTGCATTAATTACTGGAGCTTTAGGAGAAGGTTATCCTATAATGCCATATGCAGGAGGTATGGCAGGCTCATTTGGAGACAATTATACTTGGGTCTTTCCTCCGAACTATTGTATAAGTGATGCTAAATATAAGATACAGATAACTAGGCAGTTTATCTTGAGTATATTGGGAAGGGAAAGCTGGTATGAGCTTCCATCAGAGATGTTTGCTCATGATTGGAGTGCTCTTGTATCGGAGTGTGATACTGAGGAGATAATACATACTATGCATACTAACCTAGCTGCAGAGCCTGAGCATGACCCAGCAAGTCATTATGTCTCGAAATATCCGCCTGAATATAATAGCACTTATATAAAGGCAACGAGTGAGGCAGACCCTACTTCATATGCTGCTACCTTAGCATTCAATCCAGCCAACCCGTTGACAGGTGACCATAACCTTAGAGGGTGGCTTGGTAATGCAGCTTCTCAGCAACGTGTTCATGTAGACCTTGTAACGCCAGCTATCATAGAGCGTCTGATTATAAATAACTATCATCATTCTGGTACCTATACAAGTCGAGGTGCACAGAACTTTACGGTCTGGGGCTCAAATGACGGCGATGCATTTGCTGAGCTGACGTATGCTGTGGATACAGACTGGACACAGATTGCTGCTGATATATCTGCTCTTGATGAGCACACAGCAGCTAATGAAGTTGACCCTCAGGTTATTACATTGACTAATGCAGTTGCCTATAGGTATTATGGATTCAAGTTTGCTGACAACTATGGCGGTGAACTTCTTGGCATCAGAAGAATAGAGCTTCAGATATATGTTCCTTAACGTTGATAGGAGGTGTCTTATGTTTAAGAGATTCTTCAAATGGGTAGTTCCTTATCTTGTCTTTGCACTGGTGATGTGCGGCTCTTGGTATGCCTTAGCACAGTCTGTCTCAAGTACATTGAGAACAGCTGGTTCAGCAGCTATCTCAACCAGCACAGCGAAGCTATTTGGTGTCTGCATATATACAGATGGCACCAACGCAGCAACCCTTAAGCTATATGATAATGCAAGTGCAGCGACTGGTAAACAGGTCTTCAATGCCTATGTTCCAGGTGCCACTGGTACAATTTGCCCTCAATGGGAGTCGAGTCTTCGTATAGTCAACGGCATATATGCTGTCTTTACTGGAACAAACGCTTCGTACAATATCTTTTATTCTAAGTAGGTGAGCTATGACAGTAAGAGAGAAACAGGCACTGTTCTGGAAGATGGTTGCTCAGTTGATAGAGCGAGCAGCCAGCCTTGGAAGAGATGTTGTTGTGCTTGAGTGGATGCGCTCGAAAGAGACACAAGCTCAAATGGTTGCTAAAGGAGCAAGCAAGACTATGAATAGTAAGCACTGTGAAGGCCTTGCAATAGATATCTGCTTCCTCGACGACTTGAGAGATGACGGCAAGCTTAACTACAGTGCTGATGAGTATAAAGAGCTTGGTACATTTTGGGAGAGGATAGGTGGAAGGTGGGGTGGACGCTTTGGAGATAATCCTGCTACAGATAAAATAGAAGGCTGGGATGCTGGCCACTTTGAGTATAGTGGCTAATAAAACAGAAGGAGGTAGTTATGGAGTTACAATGGTTCTTAGATAACGGAGTCGCTATCATAGGCATATTGCTCTTTGCAGTAAGCGAGATAGTGGCACTTAATCCAAAGTGGAAGTCGAACAGTGTGATACAGCTTATCCTCGCGCTGCTTATGAAGGTCTTAAAGAAGCCGACAATCGGAATTGTCTTGCTTCTGTCCTTCGCTCTTGTTGCCTGTGCAAGTACAGACTGGCGAAAGACTGCATACGACTCCTATGCACTTGCTGGAACGACACTTACAGAATGCTATAAGGTAGGCGTACAGATGGAACAGTCCGGCTATTTAAAGGGTGAACAGCTGGCAAAGGTAAAGTTCTATTATAAAACAGCGCGAATGGCGTACAGGGAGGCAGGCGATATACTCATCTTGGCGTCAGAAACTGAAGACGCTGTTAAGAGGAAAGCCTTAGTAGGCCAGCTGGATAACGTCTTAATCCAGGTCTTTCAGACAGCTGTCAACATCCAGAAAATCTATCTGGAGGTGCAGAAATGAGTGAGGAGGGAAAGATGGGTATAGCGGAAATGCTGGCACTGGCAATGGCAGCGAAGAATGTGATTGTCGAGATCGTGAAGCTGGTCGACAGCTCTGATAATATGACTGCGATGGAGAAAGAGGAATTCAAGGAAAAGGTGGGCCTTGCAAGAGACCTGCCTCCAGAGTGGCTTTAATATCGGCTATGTTCATTTGTGAACAGAGCATGGATATGAGACAGAGGTGAAATGGTGGAAGACTTAATCAAAGACGAAGTAAAGTCGGTAATGGCACAGTGTTATACCTCGACAAGGACAACTGCAAAGGTGTTGTTCCCTAATAGGTTTAACTTGCCATTCTCACCTTTACACGTCCCTATATTTGAAGCCATCGACAATGATGATAAGCAGCTGGTAGTAATAGCTGCTCCTCGTGGTATTGGCAAGACTTCCACCGTTAACCTCGCATATCCTGCAAAGAAGATACTCTTCAGGGAGAAGAAGTTTATAGTCCCTATCAGTAGTACAGCAACACAAGCGGTTATGCAGAGCGAGAACTTAAAGCGTGAGCTTTTGACAAACCCAGCGATTTGTGAGATATTCGGTCCTATGAAGTCTGACTCCTTCTCGAAGGACCAGTGGATAACAACATCAGGTACGATGGTACTTCCTCGAGGCAGTGGTCAGCAGGTTCGTGGTATCTTGTTTGGAGATTTTAGGCCTGACCTTATCATAATTGACGACCTTGAGAATCCAGAAGATGTAAAGAATGAGGACTCAAGAAAGAAGCTTAAGGAATGGTTCTTTGCTGACGTTATGAACAGTGTGAATAGGTCACTAAAGAACTGGAAGATAGTTGTAATAGGTACCCTGTTGCATGAAGATTCATTGCTGGCAAACTTATTAGAGGATAAGAACTGGAATCCTATCATATTAAGTCTGTGTGATGATGACTATAACAGCAACTGGCCTGACTTTATGTCAAATGAAGATGTTAGGAAGTTAGCTGATAGCTATAGAAAGCAAGGCATGCTTGATGTCTTTTATCGGGAATATAGAAATATAGCAATTTCGACTGAGGATGCTGTCTTTATGGCAAAGTACTTTCAGTATCATAATGAGGCAGAACTTAGTCTGGATAAGAATATCGAGAATATTGTGATAGTTGACCCTGCAAAGACAGTTAAGTTACATAGTGCTGAGAGTGCTGTGATAGGTATTGGACTGAATTTGATAACAGGGAAGATTCATCAGAGAGACTTAATTGCGAAGAAGATGCATCCCGATGAGCTATATGATGCTATGTTCGGGATGTGTCAAGCATTGAACGCTAAGGTACTGGGAGTTGAGGTAACCTCTCTAAACGAGTTCATAACGTACCCTATAAAGAATGAGATTATAAGTAAGAAGATGAACCTTGAGCTGGTTGAGTTAAATGCAAGGGGGAGTAAAGAGGAGAGAATAGCATCTCTTGTCCCTCTGTATAGGAGAGGTATGATAACTCATAATCCAGCCAACTGTGGTCCTCTTGAAGCACAGCTTTTATCATTCCCAAGAAGTAAGAGATGGGACTGTATGGATGCTGAGGCATATGTTGTCGAGATGATGTCGATTGGAGAGAGATACTTCTTCCCAAAGACTGAGTCAAAGGAAGCTATGGACAGAGAAATGCAAGAAATGATGAAAGATGACTATGCAGATATTATCCTCGGAGAAGATGTTCCCATAGAAGAAATTAACTGGAGGCGTATCTAATGGCTGTACAGTACTATTGGCATGGAGGCTCTGGTCCACTTGCTTATAACGACGAAGACTTGATGCCAAATGAGGAGCCTGGTGGAGAGTTACAACAGGCTTTTAGAACAACTGGACAAGGTACTGTGGAGGGTACTCCAACAGAGCCTTATAATGTTATAAGAAAAGTAGATTTTGATGAGGCTGTTACAGGTCCTGCAACTGGAGGGTCTACAGCTAGCGCTATTGCTAGGTGGGATGGCACAGATGGTAGGCTGCTGAAGAACTCAGTTGTTATAGTAGATGATGGTGGAAGCTTGACAGGCATACTGAACGTGACAGCAACTGGCTTTATACAAGGTACTACAGGAAAGTTTACTAATTTAACAGATGGAAAGATACCCTACCATGTTGACGATGCTACGGGTCTTGCGGATGGGCCGATAAAGACAGATGTAGACAGTGCTGTATCTTTGAAGCACGCTGCTGTTACTGTGTCAGCACCCATTGTTTTAACAGGTCAGGCAATTGAACTAAAGAACAACGCTGGTTCCCCTGCACAGGTTACAGCTATTGACATAGGAGCCTTGGCTAATAGTGATACGGTGGTTCCAACAAGCAAGGCAGTTACTACGGCATTAGCCGATAAACTCGACATTACCTCTCTTGTTCTTCCTTTCTATATTGCTGATGGAACACTCGACACTATCCCCTTGACATCTGACCAGAAACTACCTTTCTACAATGCCGCTGGTGCATCAAAAGACATAGTCTTAACTACATAGGAGAAAGCATGGCAGATGTAAATCTTGTAAAGTCTAAATATACAGATAGCGATGTAACCTCTCTTGGCGAACTTGCTGCTGCCGATAATGCCAAGATACCCGGCACACTCCAAGTTGTCGGTGCTACAACACTGGATACTGACCTTACAGTTGCGAATGGTGGTACGGGTGCATCAACGCTCACTGACCACGGGGTTCTCGTAGGTTCTGGTACTGATGCCATTACCCCTTTAACTGCCGGCACAAACGGACAGGTTCTTGTAGGTTCAACGGGTGCAGACCCTGTATTTGCCACGATAACAGACGGTGAAGGGATTGACACAACGCTTGGGGCGGGGACATTAACCATAGCGTGTGAAGATGCCTCGACAAGTAATAAGGGTATTATTGAGATAGCCACTACCGCAGAGGATGTTGAAGGGGTCTCGTCTGCACTGGCAAGTACCCCTGCGGGTGTTGCCGCA